TGTGGAAATCGAAGATGCGGCCATGTGGTCAGGGGCAGATGGGGCACTTATCGAAGGGCTTTTACGTAATCAACTTCTGGACGAAAACGACAACGAATTTTCCATCCACGATTGGAAAGAACATCAGCGCTGGGCATACTTTGCACTTGAGCGGAAGGCTCAGAGCCGAAAAGCGAACGATATAAAGTACCTAAAAAAACGGACACATTCTCCTGATCGGTCTCCTGACCGGAGTCCTGAGCGCTGCACCCCCGCTTCCCCCCCCGCTTCCGTTGCCGTTGCCGTTACCGCTTCACAGCCTTTAGTTCAAGATCAAGATCAACACCTTTTGATCGCTTCGCCGCCGGAAGGAAACAATGGCTCCGGGGCGAAGCCGACCAAGTGGGCAAACCTGGTATCTTGGAATCGAACAACTGGATGCTTCGAAGGAATCACCGAAATGATGTTCGACAAGTGGGCCACTTCGTATCCAGCAGTGGACATTAACATACAATTGAATCGCGCAGACGAATGGTTGAAGGCCAACCCAACCAAGATGAAGAAGAATTATTATCGGTTCATTGTGAACTGGCTATCACGAGCACAAGAGAGAGGAGGACGCTAATGGTAGAGTATGGCAGAAGTAGAAGAGATAATCACCAAGAAGAAGAACCAACCCCAAGGCCGAAGGTAAAGATCGGGAAAGCATGGGCCGAGGATCTTTGCACCGTGAAAGATTGCTATGACGGTTTTGTGTCGAGGGAAATCAAGGGGTATTCTGTCCTGTTCGGTTGTCCGGTATGCGATCGATTCAAGACGAATACATTCCCAAATACCGCGATTCCCACCCTCAAGCGATGGATGGGGCGATACGGTACATACACAGACGAAGAAATGGCGCGGAGGAAGGAAGATAGGCTGTCGGTGGTTGAAAGCATAAGGGAACAAGCAAGACGTAAGATCCAGTTTGACAACATCGATGAAAGCCTGTCTGGCCTATGAAGAATCCCGGCTTGACGAAAACTGCGGATAGGCTCTGGTCAGAAGTAATCCGGGGAAGAGATCCCGTATGCAGATGGTGCCACAGGAGGCCAACGAGACAAGCGCACCACATCTTTGGTAGAAGGTCGCGATCTACTCGTTGGGCACTCGATAATGGCGTAGGTATTTGTTTCGGATGCCATCTTCGCGTGCATGAAAACCCGTTGGATTTTCATGATTACATTCGGGTGAAATTGGGACCAGAGAAATACGATGGGCTGAGAATTGCATCAAAGATGGCGATGAAGGTTGATGTTCTGCTGATAATAATCTATCTCAGGCAATTCGCGAAAGACAATGGGATCAAGACCACCAGATGAGGAGGGCGGTATGGCGGACACCTACGCGGCAGGGGAATGGTTGGTTTGCTTGAAGTGCGATTCCAAGTTCTTGCTCCAGTACATCGAGGGGAAGGGGCAAAATTGTTGTCCAATGTGTAGTAAACCTGGTCTCAGGATATACGACCCATTGAAACCTTATTTCAAAGATGGGCCGATTTGGCCGGGGAGGCAAGAATGACCAAGAAGCGCAGCCGTACCCCATTGACGAAAGAAGAGAAAGATATGGGGCTTGTTGCCACGCGGGTCTTGGCAGTAGAGGAAAAAAGGAAATGTGATGAATGCGGGAAAATTCTTTCTCGTTACAATCGCAACAAGAGGAAATGTTTTTCCATCAATTAAGTAAAGAAGAACAGAAGGAACGCTATGCTGGGCCAAAGCATGATTACTCATCTCTGTTCATGGTGGCCAACGATGAGGTTTGATTCGGCAGGGGAGGCATTCCGCTGGGCAATGGAGAATTACATGGCATTCTCTGGCGGGAGAGCAATCGCTTACGACAGGGCTTACGGAGGTCGTTCTCCGAATTTTCCTCCCAACACTGTATGTGATGCGCTGACGATAATGATCATAGCATCAGAGAAGGATATCACGTTGAAGCATGCAGGTTCCGGCCTTGTGTATCAATTCATGCCTCTCCCGGCGGAGTATCCTGAGCATCTGACCGAAAAAGAACAGTCGTTGCTTGACGGTTGTGTGGATGATTTCACTCGCGCCCTTGAGGGTCATGGCTACCTTTAAGAACTATTGCCAAGTGCCCGTAGAAGAAAGTTCTTTACTTTTATTTTGATCGGATGTATACACAATTCACGCGTTCGTATCTTCAGGTGCTTTTCTTCTTGAGGCCGACCAGATGAAGACCTGGCGGCCTCACGTCGTATCAGCTAATACAAGATGGTCGGCCAGAACGACACGAGGAGGTCACTCAAGGATACCGTCCTGCCAGTGCGCGATGGCCGACCGCAATAAACAAGAGAGGCGCATATTGCCATCAAAGCCGATGAAACCATGCTCCCACACCGGTTGTCCTGCGCTTGTGGCATCAGGCACCAGTGTATGCCCTAAACATGCCACGGTTCGGCATCGCTGGGATGCAGATCGGCGGGGTTCTTCTGGGGAACGCGGGTACACGCACCAATGGCATCAATACACAATCATGTACCTGCGGAACCATCCTCTGTGTGCCGTTGGTGATCACCCCCACGCTGCTGAGTTAGTCGATCACATCATCCCGTTGAGGCAGGGTGGTTCTATGTGGGACGAAGAGAATCACCAACCGTTATGCCGGGTCCACCACGCCCACAAGACCGCCGAAGACCTTCGCCGTAGGGGGGTTGCCTCGTGAGGGGAGCGTTCGTGAAGCCTGTGCGGACCTCGGACGCCTACGGACGTAACCCAGCCGGGGGGTGAACCCGTTCAATCGGGGAGGGGCGGTTCAATCTTTGGGGGTTGACAAGGGAAAACCGCGTGGGTAGCCTTCTCTGCGCACCCGCAGTTCAAACCTTTTGAGGTAAATATGCCAAATCCTGCGATACCGACGAGCTTGAAACTTCTCCGTGGGAACCCAGGGAAGCATCCCCTCCCACCGAATGAACCGAAAATCGCGCCCGGGGAACCTCCGATGCCTCTTGGACTGGATCCTTTGACCAGGCGGGAGTGGAGGAGGCTTGCGCCGGTCTTCGTTGGCTTCGGGATCCTCACCCCAGGAGACGGGATGGCCTTCGAGTCTCTGTGCACCGCCTACGCGACGTTCAGGCGGATCAATCAGGCGCTCAAGAAATGCAAGTATCAGATGCTCGCCGAGAAGCACACGATCGACGGGGCAGGGAATGAGCACATTGAGGTCAAGGCGAATCCGCTTGTGGTCCAGCAGCGACTCGCCATGCAGACGCTTCGGTTCATGTGTCAGGAGTTTGGGGCGACTCCTTCCTCCCGTGGGAAGATTCAGGTGGTTGGCGAGAGGCCGGTCGACCCCGAGGAAGATTTTCTGAATGGAAGATAATGTCTGCCCGGTCAAACAATACGCCGAAGATGTGGTCGCGGGGAAGGTCGTCGCCAATCGGCTAATTCGCCTCGCGTGTAAGCGGCATCTCCACGATTTGGAGGAGGGGGCAAAGCGGGGCCTCGTATTCGATCCCGTATCGGCGAACGACGCATTGGACTTCTTTCCGACCTGTCTCAAGTTCTACGAGGGCGAGTTCGACGGGAAGAAGTTTGAGTTGCTTCCGTTCCAGAAGTTCATCGTCGGCTCCTTGTTCGGATGGAAGTCAGAGGACGGCTCCCGTCGGTTCCGAACGGCGTACATCGAACTCGGCAAGGGAAACGGGAAGACTCCCGTTGCCGCCGGGGTCGGGCTGTATGGGCTTGTGGCAGACAACGAGAGCGGATGCGAGATATACTCCGCGGCGACGACTCGGGAGCAGGCGGGGATCCTGTTTCGTGATGCCAGGGCGTTCGTGGATGGCTCCCCAGCCCTCATGCGGCGGTTGACGGTCGATAAGGGGAACATCGCATATCAGGCGAAGAATTCGTTCTTCCGTCCGGTATCCTCTGAACACCGGGGGTTAGACGGGAAGCGCCCCCATATCGCGCTGGTCGACGAGTTACACGAGCACCCCAATGCGATGGTTGTCGACAAGATGCGTGCCGGTACTAAGGGACGCAAGCAGGCGCTCATCTTCGAGATCACGAACTCCGGGTTCGACCGCCATACGGTCTGCTATCAACACCATGAATACTCCGAGAAGATTCTGGATGGCGTCATCGAGAACGATGCGTGGTTCGCGTTCATCGCCGGACTTGATGTCTGCGAGAAGTGCGGCGCAGAAGGGCGGACGATCCCTGTGGACGGTTGTCCTGATTGTGACGACTGGCAGGACGAGAAGACGTGGATCAAGGCCAATCCGGGCCTCGGCGTTATCATCCCGGCCAAGTATCTACGGGAGCAGGTCGCCGAGGCGACCGAGATGCCGTCGAAGGAAAACATCGTCAAGAGGTTGAACTTCTGCATCTGGACGGAAAGCGTGACGAAGTGGCTCTCGATGGAGAAGTGGAAGGCATGCGCCATGCCGGTCAACGAGGAGGTTCTGAAAGGTCACACCTGCTACGGCGGTCTGGATCTATCCACCGTATCGGATGTGACCGCTTGGGTGAAGGTGTTTCCTCCTCGAGTGACTGGGGAACGGTACGAAATACTATGCCGGTTCTTTCTCCCCGAGGGGAACATGCGGGAACGGGTCCGCAAGGACAAGGTGCCGTATGACGTATGGGCGCGGCAAGGGTTCATCACGCTTACCCCCGGCAACATCATCGACTACGCCTTCATCCTCGATGCCATCCGCAAGGACGCCGAGGAGTACGACATTGTGGAACTGGCGTTCGACCGGTGGGGATCGCAGAAGATAACTACGGACTTGCAGGACATCGGGTTCGAGCTGGAGGGGAAGAAATCCCTTGTCCAATTCGGGCAGGGGTTTGCGTCAATGGCTGCGCCGACGAAGGAGCTCGAGAAGATGGTAGGGGCTGGGGAGATCGCGCACGGCGGCAACCCGGTACTCACATGGATGGTGAGCAATACGGTGGTGCGGACCGACCCGGCGGGGAACCAAAAGCCGGATAAGGAAAAATCGACTGAGCGCATTGATGGCGTGGTAGCCCTCATCATGGCGATCGGTCGGGCGACGCGGCACGTAGACAATTCAAGCGTGTACGAGACTCGCGGGATATTGACGTTCTGATGATCGAGTTTTCGACAATCGGGGCGGAAAGGCGAACATGACCGTCTTCGGTAAGATCAAGGAATATCTGATTCGCGCTCTCTCCATTACCGACGAGCGGGCGTGGACTCAATCCCATTGGAGCATGTACGGTGGGTACGGGAAAACCCTCTCTGGCGAAGACGTTACAGAATACACCGCGCTTACCTACTCGGCTGTGTTCAACGCCGTATCGCTCATCTCTGGAACCATCGCCGCGCTTCCCTGCCATTTGATGCAACGCAAGGGCGACAAGAAAATTCTCGCGGATAATCGCAGGATGTACCGCGTTCTGCACGACGAGTGGAATCCGCACATGACGGCGATGGCGGGGCGCGAATGTCTCATGGCGCATGTCCTCCTTTGGGGCAACGGATACGCCGAGATCGTTCGAAACAGATACGGGGAACTTTCGGAGTTATGGCCGATCTCTCCCAACCGCGTCCAATTGGAACTGCGCGACGGAGCGATCGTTTACCGCATCCGCGTCGGCAACGAAGATGTGTACCTTCCGCGCGAGAGAGTCCTGCACGTTCCCGGCCTCGGCTTCGACGGCTTCTTGGGATACAGCGTCGTACGGATGGCCTGCAAGTCCATCGGGCTTGGCATGGCTCTGGAAACTTTCGGGGCGCTGTACTTCGGCAACGGGACGCACCCCGGAACAGTTGTGTCGCATCCGGGGAAATTATCGCAGCCAGCGCACGACAGCCTGCAACAGTCGCTCGTTTCCGCGTACTCGGGCCTCGGGCAGTCGCACAAGTTGCTCCTGCTCGAAGAAGGCATGAAGGTAGAGAAATTCGGCGTGCCTCCGGACGATTCGCAGTTTCTGGAAAGCAGGCAGTTTCAGATACCCGAGATCGCCCGCTGGTTCAACATCCCGCCCCACAAATTGAAAGACCTCACGAAGTCGTCGTTCAGCAACATCGAGTCCGAGCAGCAGTCGTTCTACGGTGATACGATCCTGCCGTGGCTCGTGCGGCTTGAGCAGAATTTCAACATGCAATTGCTTACGACGAGCGACAAGGACTTGTCGGGGTACGGGCGGCTGTATTTCAAGCATAACGCGGAAGGCATCCTCCGAGCAGATACGGCTGCGCGGGCCGCGTTCTATTCGTCGATGTTCAATATCGGAGCGTTGTCGATAAACGAGATCAGAGCGTATGAGGACAAGGACCCGATCGAAGGCGGCGACATTCACCTCGTGCCGCTGAACATGACGTCGTTGGAAAACGCAGGGAAGCCGCCCGAACCACCACCGACAACCCCCGCGCTCCCTCCGGACGACGGGAACGAACCCGATGCAGGAGGAACCAAACGATGAAATGGTACACGATCACGTCGAAGGCGGACAAGGCGGAAATCTGGATCTACGAGATGATCGGCGAAGATTTCTGGACGGGCGGCGGTGTGACAGCCAAGAACTTCCAGAAGGAACTGTCCGAAGTGAAGGCGTCGCAGATCGACCTCCACATCAATTCCCCCGGCGGCGTCGTCTTCGACGGGGTGACGATCTACAATCTTATCAAGCAGCATCCAGCCAACGTTACGACGTACATCGACGGACTTGCGGCGTCGATCGCTTCCGTGATCGCGCTCGCCGGGGACAAGGTGATCATGGCGGCGAACGCGCTCTACATGATCCACAACCCCACCGGGCTGGCGATGGGGACCGCAAACGACATGCGGAATCTCGCGGACGTGCTCGACAAGATTGCAGGAACGATGGTGGGGACGTATGCTTCCAAGACCGGGAAACCCGAGGCGGACATCCACGCGATGCTCGACGCCGAAACGTGGATGACTGCGGACGAAGCGTTGGAGCATGGATTCATCGACGCGATCTCCGAGGAAATGGACATGGCGGCGTGCGCGAAGTTCGTGCCCGCGATGGCGAAGGCAGGGTTCAAACACGTTCCGCAAAGCATCAACGGGAAGAAGGAAATCCCTTCCTGCAAAGATCTCGAACGCATCCTGCGCGACGCCGGATGCAGCCGCAAGACGGCGAAAGCGATTCTCGCGAAGGGCTATTCGGACGACCTGCGTGACGCCGGTTCGGACGATGAGCATCTTCCGGTGGCAAACCCTCTGCGCGACGCCGAGGTAGTGCCAGCAGCGAAAGTCGCGGACGCGCCGATTGGAAAGCGCATCGTAGACCGCCACAGGAAATTGCAGTACACCACTACTTGACGGAGGAAAAACGAAATGAGAACCATAACGCATTACCAAGCGGACATCGCGGAGTTGATGGCGAAAGTCAACGCCGTGCGCACCAAGTGCACCGCCGAGAACCGCGACCCGGTCCCGGAGGAAGTGTCGTACATGAACGACCTGATGAAGGACATCGAGGAAATCGACAAGTTGGTCGCCACCCTCGAGCGGCAGGAACGCATCCACGCCCGGCTGGAAAGCCCCGCGAGTGCTCCCGTGACGGTGCCGCGCAACACGGACCCGAAGCCCGTCGACCGCCCGCAGGACAAATTCGCGTCGTTCGGTGAGCAACTGGCGGCGGTGCGGCTCGCCGGACTGCCTTCGGGCCGCGTCGACCCGCGCCTGCTCAAGGCGGCGGCTTCCGGCGTCGGCGAGACGGTGCCCTCCGACGGCGGCTTCCTCGTGCAGACCGACTTCACCGGCCAGTTGATCGAGGATCTTTTCGCAACGGGGATCCTCGCCGCGCGGTGCCAGCGGATCCAAGTGAGCGGCAACGCGAACAGCACGAAGGCGTACGGCATCGACGAAACGTCCCGCGCCTCCACCCGGTACGGCGGCATCATCGGGTACTGGGAAGGGGAGGGCGATCAGTTCACGGGCAAGAAACCGAAGTTCCGCGAGATCGATCTGAAGTTGAAGAAACTCACGGGCCTCTGCTACGCCACCGACGAGTCGTTGGAAGACGCGGCGCAACTCGGCGGGATCATTCAGCGCGGGTTCGTCGGTGAGTTCGGCTTCCTGCTCGACGACGCGCTCGTCAACGGCGACGGTTCCGGAAAACCGCTCGGCATTCTCAATTCCGGGTGTCTCGTCACCGTCGACAAGGAGAACGGGCAGCAGGCGGCTACGATCCTCGCGGAGAACATCGACAAGATGTATTCGCGCCGGTTCGCTTCGCAGACCTCCAACTACGTCTGGCTCTACAACCAGATGTTGGAGCCGCAGTTCGCGCAGATGGCGTACTCCGTCGGCACCGGCGGCATTCCGGCGTACCTGCCTCCGGGTGGGATGGCCGACACTCCGTACGGAAGGATCAAGGGACTCCCGGCGTTCGCCATCGAACAGTGCGCCGCGCTCGGGACCAAGGGCGACATCATCCTCGCGAACTTCCCCAACGGGTACGTCCTCGCCGAGAAGGGCGGGATCAAATCGGACGTTTCCATCCACGTCCGGTTCGAGTACGGGGAGAGCGTGTTCCGGTTCATCATGCGGATCGACGGGCAGCCGGTTCGCGCGTCCGCGCTCACGCCGTACAAGGGCGGAGCGGGAGCCACGCAATCACATTTCATTACACTTGCTGCAAGGGCGTAGTTTTTCACACGCAGTCAACGACTGAATAAAATCAAGGAGGAAGTAACGATGAACCTCATGGAGCAATTCCATATCATCCCGCTCGGGAACTCCGCCGATTTCAACGGGGGCTACACGGCGGAGTCGATCAATACGAAGAACATCCACAGCATCCTGTTCCTGCTGTCCTACGGGGCGGTCGGCGGCGCGGGGGCGGCTGCGCTGACGGTCAAGTCGGGTGCCACCGACGGGGTGCAGACGACCGCCGAGACGTTTTTCTCCCGCTACAGCGAGGCGGCGCAGGCGGCGGCGTCTGGCGACCAGTGGACTGCGTGGACCTCGCAAACGTCCCTCGCCGTGGCGACGGCGACCATCACCACGCGGGCGCAGCAGGTCTACATCGACTGTTCAACGCTCACCAACGGGCAGCCGTGGGTCACGCTCGCGCTTTCCGACGCGGCGGATTCCGGGATCGTCCACGGGTTCGCCGTGTGCTGGCCCCGGTATCCCGGCAATTCGATCGCGACGGCGGTCTAACGTCTTTCAACCGGGGTGGCCTGGAACGACGGCCATGCCCCACTCGAAAGGAGAGTGAAAGCGTATGGCGAACTACAACCCGAGCACCATCGCAAGGATCGGAGATCTCGTCAACGGCATCCGGGTAACGACCGGTGCGCTCGCCGGGGCGACGTACATCGAGACGACGCAGCACGAACTGTTCAACGTCTACGGGCGCATCAAGATCCACGCGCTGTTCTCCGAGGTGACGGTGGTGTTCTCGAACAACGCCGCACTTGTGCAGTATAATTTTACTTCCACTACACCGTCCATTGCAGTTCAGCCGTTGTGTGCTGTTTCAGCATCTGTTGCACAGTTGGCGGTGGGGGAGAGGATAACGTCTGTTGGTGGAGCAGTAGGTACAGCCGCTATTTTGACTGCTACCCCAGGTATTACGGATATTAATATTACTCCTCAGATTGTTGGGACAGATGGTGGGGTGGCAACTATTGGGATTTTATCTACTACGGCTTCTTTGTCTTCTGGGGCCTTTAAAACGTCTATCTTTTATACCCCAATGTCCGATGGTGCGTATGTGACAGCGGCAGTCTAACTATCAATAAGGGCGGGAGCAGATTGCTATCCAAAAATGCTCCCGCCCTGCAGCACGGGAGGTTGACGTATGGCGATTTCAGTCACTACCCCGACGCCGGGGAAGTTCGGTTGGATCATCAACGCGACGAGTGCGGATGCCTCGGGATGTGAGGAGTTGAAGGCTGCGCCAGCGGCGTCATCGGGATTGGCGATTGCCGTCGACCACCTTACGATCAACAACGGGGCGAACGCCATCTCCATCACCATCGGGGAAGGCGAAACGGGCGGCGCAGTCACGACCGCGCTTATCGGCCCGATCGCGATGGCGGCGAACACTTCGCTCCAGTTCATGTTCCCATACGGGATGATTCTCACGGAGGAAATATCTCTTACTGTGGACGCATCTGGCGCCGGCGCGGTCTGCATCTTCGCACAGGGACGGATCGTGTGATATGGACTTCGTCATCGTCACCGCGCCGACCATCGAGCCGGTTACTGTCAACGAGGTGAAGGACTACCTGCGAGTGGACACGAACGTGGACGATTCCCTGATCGCCGACCTCATCTCGTCCGCACGGGAGGAGGTCGAGGACTGGACGCGGCGGAAGATGATGGTACAGACGTGGGACTACTATCTCGATGCGTTCCCGCAGAAGAACTACATCATCCTGCCGTTCGGTCGGCTGAACTCCGTGACGTCGGTGAAGTGGAAGGATACGGACGGTACAGAGACGACGTTGGTGGAGAACACGGACTACCTCGTCGAGACAAACGGGGACCAACTCGGGAAGATCATCCTGCCCTACGGGGAGACGTGGCCCTCCGGCCCGTTCTATACGACGCATGCAATCGTGATCCGGTTCGTGTGCGGGTGGACGGCGATGTCATCCGTGCCGGGGAAGATACGGACGGCGATCAAGTTACGCGTCGCGGCGAGGTACGAGGACCGTGGGGAGTCCGTCGTCGGGCAGACGGTTGTTGAGAACAAGGCAGCGGAGATGCTGATCGCGTCCGAGCGGCTGTGGTGGTGCTTCCAGTGAGGATCGGTGGGCTGCGTCACCGGATCGAACTCCAGAAGTTCACGTCCGTCGCCGACGGCATGGGCGGGTCGACGAATACGTGGAATACCGAAGACACGGTACGCGCTGCCATCTGGCCTGCGTCGGCGGCGGAGCAGTTGAAGGCCGGGGCGCAGACGATGACTGCGACGCATCGCATCCAGATCCGGTACTACGATGGATTGGCTCCATCCTGGAGGGTTAAGTTCGGAACGCGGTACTTTTCGATCGTCAGCATTATCGACAAGGACGAGAAGCACGTCCAGATGGACCTGATCTGCCGCGAGGTCGTTGCATGAACGCGCTGTCGCTTGACCTCACTATCGCTAGGAAGTGCGACGCATGAAGAACCTGACGACCGCCATCTACTCGCACGCGACCGGCACGGCGTTCTCCACGTCCGTCGGCGGGCGGTTCTACAAGGCCCGCATCCCGCAGGGT